ACAACCAAGGCAGGATGGATATTTTATGTCATTGCAGATGACGAAACATCGGCAAAGGCGAACGTAGATGAGCTGCTCAACCGTAAAACCATAGCTGGGAATGGCTATGGCTTTGACTACGAGAGGGTAGTGGTAAAAATAGAGAAGCTTGCCCAAACGTATCATGATATAGAGACAAGAAGAACTTATCTACCGCAACTGTTGAAAGCACAGGAGGAGGAAGAATGATTAAGGTATACATAAAGCTAATTCATTTAAGCAACAAACATTGCATTGAATTAGGGCGGGTCGTTATGCTACGATGCCAGCCGTGTTTGGGACATACGCTTATAATAGATAATGACATAGTTGTGGAGTTAATTAACGACAGGGATACTAAGACATATATCCAAATTAACGATGTATTAGCTGATTACGATATGAACATTGTAAACACAATATATTATCATTATATGGTTGATGCTGATTTAGCTGAAAGCATAAATTACTACATCGATAACGGCTGGGATTTGCTGTGTGATGCCTGTGGATTGTTGAAGGCACAACAGAAGGAGAAACACAATGACAATTAACGATAGAATCACCATGCTGCACGAATACTTTGTTGGTATAGACAGCGCATTGGATAGATAAATATATAGTGTCCTGAGCAAGACGCTAAACTGCTCATATCCTAAGGAGGATAAAATGAAATATTCAACTAAAAGCCACTATGTGTATGTCCGAGGGGGCATATACGGGAACGCATACAGCACAAAGAATGTAAAGCCATATAACACGATATGGCGGATACCTGTCAAAACACAAAGAGAATACCCGTACGCCTCAGTGACAGGGGAAGCGGTGTGCGTGCACCACAATGTGTGCGACCCAAATGACCCGGACATACCAACGAGGATAAAAAACAACCTCTTTGACGTTGACGGGAAAAGGTTAGAGCGATCATGAGGGAGGAATCATGACCAACGAATATGACTTGCTTGATGAAGAAGAGCTAAGAGAAGAATGCATTATTTTATCAGATGCTTTAGACCAGGCTATTGATGAGGCATTGGAGGTGCGCAGGCAATCTGGGATACACCCCAATAACTTCAGAGAAACCCCAAGGCAAATGCGTGAAAGGCTATGTAAGAAAGCCTTTACAGACAACTACAAAACAAATCCCTCGAAGCCGAGATATCTCAGCTTCAGGCCGATAACATTTCACTCGTGGAGCAGATGAATCAGATTCGGGTCGATAACATTTCACTCGTGGATATGGTATTGCAGATGAATCAGAAGCCGAATAAAGGAGCTACAAATCATGAGTAACATTCTAAGAGAAATGGTCATCGCACAACTAAAAGCACTTGGTGCTGATGGGCTGGCATGCCCTTGCGAGAATTGTGGCTGCGATATTGAGGAACTTGGGCTATGCGGATGCCCTAATCTTGATTATTGCGTAGCTGCGAAATGGAGAGCCTGCCTTGAGTGTGAGCACAACGGGGATTGTGTAATGCAATCAGAATACGGGATAGCCACTGGATGCTTTTTCCCGATACTCAAAGGAGCAAATCGTGAATAAAAAAACAAGACGCAGGATTGCAGACATCAGCTTCCACATCGCCATCATAATCGGGATATTGTTTCTCATAGCATACATATTTTGTTTTGAGCTTCCGCTTATAAAAATAGCTATAGCAATAGAAATTGTTGCAATACTTGTATTCCTGTGGAGCGAGAAATGATACATGAATACTCTCTTCCTGAGCTATTTACGGCAATAGAGTCTCTTCATGTGTTCAACGAGGAACATAGGCTATATCTTCTCAGAGTTATTATTGAGAAGATGATAGAAGAACGTAATGCCTATGAAGAATGGGTAATGCAGAAAGATAACTTCAAGATAAGTTAATAATAAACGAGAAGGAATACAATAAAAACAAATCATAACAAATAAGAGAGGTATATGATGACAAAGAAAAAACAACTTGAGGTAATTTTCGATAGCCTCATAAATGGTCAACGCACACAGATGGTTGAGCAAATAGATGAGTATTTGCCAGCAGACTTTTTCCCTGATTTACTTGACTTTCTCAGGGAATCATTTTCTGCTGTTTCGACATTATACTACTTTGCTGATGCCACTAATAGCTATTTCAGAATCAAGTCAAGGCAAGGAGAATAGTCTATGAGCATACAAGACCAGATTAACAATACACCAATGTCTGGTGGAATCGCCGTTACGGCTGGAGCTTGATGATGCTACTAATAGTTATTTAAGAATCAAACCGAGAATGTAAAGAAAAATAAAAGATTTCCCTTGACAAGAATGGACTACAATAGAAAATTGAGACAAATCTAACTGGAGTTAAACATGGAAAACAACAACTTACTTACTGTCAGAGAATTAGCTAAAAAGCTAAATGTATCTACCAAGCATATCTATCGTCTAATTGATTCTGGCTTACCTAAATATAACATAGGAAAGACATTCAGGTTTGATATTGATATAGTTATGGAGTGGATAAAATGTCAGTAAAAAATTGCTCAAAATGTGGGAATGAATTTAAGGCGGTAACAAATAAAAAATATTGCGACAAATGTCTTACTCATAAATGTATTTATTGCGGGAATAGCTTTACTGACAAAAACCAGATAAACAGGAAATATTGCTGTCTTAGTTGCTCCATTAAAGATAAAGAAAACCCAAACCCTCCCAAAAAAAAGATACAAAAAATATGTTTGTATTGCAATAAAACATTTTTTGTTCATCAATATAGGCACGATGCTAAGTATTGTTCTCAGAGGTGCTTAGCAAAATCTAAAACAGGAAATGTTTCTAAAAACTGGAAGGGTGGAATAACCAGTGAAAATCTTAGAATAAGAAACTCTGAAGAAATGAAAAATTGGAGAACCCAAGTTTTAGAAAGAGATAATTATGCTTGTCAAAAATGTGGACAAGTTGGCGGCGTATTAAATATTCATCATATTATCCCTTTTTCCGCAGATAAATCACTAAGATTTGAGGTTTCAAACGGTATAACATTATGTTTTAATTGTCACAAAAAAGAACATAAAAGATTGAGAAAAATATCTAAGGGGCAAATTGATATATTTCAAGTAAAAAAAGGAGAAATGAATGTCGATAATTGATAAAATTAACAGTGCGTCAATTACTGGTGGAATATCAGTTAGCGCATCTGCTGGAACTGGTAAAACACATTGTTTAGTTGAGAAAATAAAACATTGCGTTGCGAATGGAGTTAATCCAATCAACATTCTTGCATTCACGTTTACGGTGGATAGCGCACAAGAGTTCAGAAAAAGAATACCTAACAATGAATTAATCACTGTTGGCACAATACATTCTGTTATGTATCAAATCATAAGAGAGAACTCTAAAAAGAGGTATTTTGTTCTTGACAATAGTTATCAAAAGAAGTTTGTCTTTGATATATTCAAAGAGCTCAAGATTGATTACCCGAACTATAATAAGTTTTTGTCAAGGATAGACTTAGCTAAGAATATGTTTCCGGAATACTATGATATGCTTGAAGAAAACGACCAAAGACTTCTATCCTTTTTTGAGAACAACCATAAATTGGTTGGATTTGCACGAGAGTTTGAAGCAAAGAAAGAAAAGCAACACAAAATTGTCTTTTCAGATATGCAACTAAAGGCTTACGACATTCTGAGAAAGAACCCTGCAATTCTTGACAGCCGTCAAGAACGCTGGAAGTACATCTTTCTGGATGAAGCTCAAGATGCCAGCAATGTAGATATCGCCGTGATTATGTTACTTGCGGAGAAATATAAGCAATTATTTGTCGTGGGGGATATTAAACAGAAAATATTTTCTTGGAGGCACGGGTAAGATTTCCCTTGACAAGAATAGACTATTGTAGATAATTGAGACAAATCAACAAGGAGTCCAAAATGGAAAACAACAACCTACTTACAGTAAAAGAGTTAGCAAAAAAGCTAAATGTATCGACCAAGCACATCTATCGTCTAATTGATTCTGGTTTGCCAAAGTATAACATAGGAAAAACATTCAGATTCGACATAGATATTGTTATGGAGTGGATAAAATGCCAGAAATAGTTTGCAATAATTGTGGAAAAGAGTTTTACGCAAAAACAAGAAGAGCAAGATATTGTTGTAAAAAATGTATGGATGATGCATACGGAAAGAAAGTCAAAGAAAATAAGATTGGCTCTAAAAATAAACAAATTGTTTGCGTGCATTGTGGCAAACCTTTTTATGTTAGCCAATCAAGAGTTAATCAATCAGAAAAAGAGGGTTATGAAATAAAGTACTGTTCATATAGTTGTAACGTGAGTGATAAAAACAGAACCTTACATCCACCAAATTATTCGAAGCTCAACATTGAAAGAATCTGTAAAATATGCGGAAAACCTTTTCTCACAAAACAATATGATATAGACAAGGGAAATGGCATATTTTGCAGCTATAAATGTGCTGGAGAAAGCAAACGACAAGGAGTTGTGATAATATGTGAGATATGCGGAAAAGAGTTTAACTCATATAAGTGTAGAATTGGAATAAGAAAAACATGTTCAAGAAAATGTGCTTCTATACTGAAAAGAAAAGAATGCTCGGAAGTAACAACAATAGAAAGAAAACGAGGAGAATCAAAAGAGTGGACTAAGGCAGTTTATTTGAAAGACAATTATACATGTCAAAAATGCGGGAAAAGAGGAGGCGTTCTAAACGCCCATCACATTATACCATTTTCTGTAGACAAAACACTAAGATATGAAATTTCAAATGGCATAACACTGTGTGTTGATTGTCACAAAAAGGAACACAAAAGATTGCGAAAAATATCTAAAGAACAAATTGATATATTTTCGTGTAATTAATAAGGAAGGAAAAAATGAGAGAACACAGATATATCAATGGGGCGGAGTTAATTACAAACTTCAAGCAGTATTATCCTGATTCAAGCACGTTCAATTTGCCAACCACGTATCGATGCGCCAAGGCTATCTGCGAGGCAGGTAATCGTATAGCTGCTAAAATAGACCAGACGATTATCGATACAGCAAATAAATCAGCGGGGAAAATAATCAAATTGCCTATATTTGACACCCAGTCTAATGAGGCTGAGGATGTTTGCCAACAGGCAATCAAGATATTTCAAGGCACGAAGCAAACAGTTAAAATCTTGTATAGAACTAATGCACAATCTGTCATGTTTCAGCTATTCTTAATCAGGCAAAACATACCATTCTCTATCAATCAGAATAACAGTATATTCAATACAAGAGAGGCGAAGTTAGCGATTGCCTGCTGTAGGTTTGTCACGGAATATGATAACCTTGACATAGACAGTAAGGCAAACACCATAAACGACATGAGACCACTGCTGTCGCCTTATTCCAAGAAACTACTATACGGCACACTGACTGACATGAGAAAGTCCGAGACGGACGTTCTGGCCGGCGAATTAGGCCGCAAGCACGAACCTGTCCTAAACGACCTTGAAGATATTATGAAAATGCTGGCAGGGAAGAAGCCAATGCAAATTGTAAACGCAATATCCAAGATGGACTGCATGAAGGACTTTTCAGACTCCGCTGGCGATAACTTGATAGGTATAGCAGAGTTCCTTAAGTACTGCAAAAACATGACTGAAATCGATAATCTAATTGCCGAGATATCCAGGCCAAGATGTGTTCCAGCAGAAGAACGAGTTATTTCTTTGTCAACAGTACACGGAAGCAAGGGCTTAGAGTCCGATGTTGTCTTTGCAAGTTTCTTGTTGTTGCCCCACCCAATGGGGGAATATAGGGAAGAGCTAAACCTTGCGTATGTTGCTGTAACCAGAGCAAAACAAGAGCTTTACCTATCAACTTCTTTGGTTTTTGGAGATAAAGAAATAAGTGTATCTCCGTTTCTTGACATAATAACATAGATTTAGCTTGACAAGATGTGCCATTTCGTGAAAATTGACACATTAAACATAGGAGACAAATATGAAGAATGACAAACTGCTATCAATCAAAGAGCTTGCTAAAATCCTGTCTGTTTCAACACGCCAAATATACAGGCTAATCGACAATGGAATGCCATTTCACACGGTGGGAAGAAGAAAACGATTTGAAATAGATATAGTAATGGGATGGATAAAATGCCAAAAGTAAAATGTATTTGTGAAACATGTAAAAAAGAATACCTTATTCAACAATGGTATTTTCGTGGTGCATTTAGGTGGCAAACCAAGTTTTGCTCACAATGGTGCAGGGCAGAAAAGACAACTCAAAATAACTGTGTATGCAGGACTTGTGGAAAAGAATTCTATAAATATCCATGCGAAATTTCAGTTAACAATTACTGCTCAAGAGAGTGTTATAAGAAAAGAGTGGGACATCCAAATCATCAGTTTCCCACCTATGTTGAAAAAAAATGCCTTACTTGTGGTAAAAAATTTAAGGCAAAATCATCTCAAGTCAAAAGAGGATTTGGCATATATTGCTCAAAAGATTGTTTCAATAAGTCGAAAAATGGAAAAACTAAAAGTATTTGTTTGCAATGTGGAGCTGAATTTATTCATCCAAGAACAAGGAACGCTAAATATTGTAGCAATAAATGCAGGGGAATTGCAACATCAAAAGAAAAATCTGTACTTTGGAAAGGTGGCAAAACATCAAAAATAATGCAATTTAGAACTTCTTCTAAAATGATTAATTGGAGAAAACAGGTATTTGAAAGAGACAACTATACATGTCAAAAATGTGGCAAAAAGAAAAGTGGACATTTGCAAGCACATCATATTATTCCGCTAAGCAGAGACTTTTCTCTTGCATACGATATATCAAACGGAATAACATTATGTGAAGATTGCCATTATTCTTATCATGCAAAACTTAAAAAACAACTTATGAAAAATAAACAAATAGATTTGTTTGTTTGTTTTTAGAATGAGGCCTAATATGAAAATACCAATTCAGAAACACAAGCGATACCTATCTGTAGAAATTGACCCCGAAACTGAGTTTATGAAAATCTTTACATGGCTTGATAAACGAATAACTGAAAAAGTAAATGCTTGGGCAGAAAACACAAACCCAAACAAGATGACCGAGGACTTCTGTATCTGGAAGTTTCTTGTCACAACCTTTAATCAATTGCCGGACGGCAAGAAAACAAAAGCGTTCGTTTATCAAATTCTTGTATTGAATGATATTGTTAATGACGGGAAAAACAATAAGCGCGATTGCTGGTTAAGAAACAATTGCTGTAACAATCAAAATCGTTGGCTGGAAAAAATTGACCACGAATGGAACGACGATGACACCAGAGATATTTGCGGAAACCTTGCAATTTGCATAAGGTTTCCTGACAAGAAATTATTTCCATTCGAGCTTGATTTTGACCAAGAAATTAAAGAAGTAAACCTTGATGACAGAATACTTAATGTAAAGGAGTGAATTATGTATTATTATTGTAGTGATTGCGGAATTATTGACGAGGATGACGTTTATTGCAAACTGATTTATGAAGCAGTATATTACCCAAACGACATGGCTCGGCCAGCCGAATATGACGAGCCAAGGTGTCCGTCTTGCGGAAATTATGTTGGCGAATATGTTTGTGATAATTGCCTAACAAAAGGCAATAAGGATGATGAGATTCTTATTATTGATGAAAAACAAATAATTACATGTCATAAATGCTTCATAAAAAAGCAGGCAGAAAAATGGTTGTTTGATTTTCATGAGCATATTGTTCTTAATCTCATCTCAAGATTTTGCTTTCTTGATGAAAAAGAAACACATGAATATGCATGGGAATTAATCAAGGAAATACTTAAGGAAGAACAATCATGAGAGAATACAGCAAAGACTTTTCGGAATGCCCTAAAGATGTTCTTGTTTGGGTGATATGCGATAACTACAAAAGATATGCGGTGGCTAAGCTTTGCTCTTGCTGTGGAATCTGGTCTGATGAGAACGGGCAGCAAATAGACAGAGTAGATGAGTGGTCGCCTTATTTAACTCCGGCCGAGGAGCGCAAGCACGAAAGACTTGACAAAATAATCAATGCCTGGCTTGATGAAAACTATGAGCAAAAGCACAGAATAAACTCTATTAGAAAGCACCTAAATGTTGATAACATAAGTGATTGTCAAAGCTTAGAACAAAAACAAAGATATCTTAGATACTTAAAAGGAGAAAACAGATGAAAGTAATCAGAATGATTCTAACAATTGTCTTACTGATATTGTTAATTCCTTTTGCAATACTTGGATTGCCTGCATTTCTAATCATACTTGCATTGAACTGGATTAACAGCTATGACCCAAATATTGTTGGCCTGCCAAAACAAGACAATTAACACTTACATCAAGCCCTGCTAAATGATTATGTTACAATATCAAAAGGCGGGGCTTTCTATTATTAATCAATCATAGCATTAAAATAATGCTTGACAAAAAACACAAGCTCCTTATTTCTATACTCAAAGGAGATTGTGAAATGATAAAAACAACACTCAAAAGACGCAAGTATGTTTCTGGCGCAGAAAAAATACACACATCGGTTTATCTGCTTCCAAGACAAAGAACACATGTTGAGTTCTTGATGAAAGCACGTGGCACATCAATGAATGAGGTAATTTGCTCACTAATTGATGAATCTATGAAACGATTTAAGCTTGGCAAGATATTATGAACATTGAGAGCGTCAAATATGCAATCGGCATAGACCCTGGAATCACTGGAAGCATATTCTGTCTTGAAAGAAAGACCAAAAAGACACACTCGTTTTATGATGTTGAAAAAATCGGGGCAAGCATGGATGTTGCTGGAGTCGTTAAGTATCTCAAGCAATTCAATCCAGAGGAAACAGTTATATTCATTGAAAATCCACATCCTAACGGCAGCGACGGGATTAAGACCGTCTATGGAGGGTTCATCTACGGACATGGCGTTGGCTCGATGAATGGTATTTGTCTTGCGCTTGGTTTTAAGGTAAAAAAGGTTGAGCCAATGCAATGGAAGGGATACTTTGCCCTGTGCTCAAGCGCATCAACTTACAAGCAAAAGAAAATGATGGATGTCGAGAAAGCCTGTTATCTATCCCCTGAGAATGAGCACATATTCAAATACAAGAGAATAGACACACAATCATACAGACACGATAGAGCAGATGCTTTCCTGATAGCAACCTATGGAATCGAGAAACACTTAACAGATAAATAATTAAATCACATAAGGAGGCTTTGCGTGATTTTAACTAAACAGAAGATTATAGATGAAGCATAAATATCTATCGGTTACAACGTCAGGAAAAGGCATGCACGTCAATGAAAACGGTGGCAATCGAGACAGCGCAGAAGATAAACTTGACTATACACTGCTCCCAATCCCTGCGCTCAATCGCATAACACAACACTATGTCAATGGGGTGAAGAAATATAAAAGAGACAATTGGAAGAAACTTTCCACGCCAGAAGACATAGAACGATATAAACAATCTATGTTCAGACATTTAATACAATACCTCGAAGGCCAAGATAACGAAGACCATCTTGCTGCCCTTGTTTGGAACGCAATGGCTTTGCTATACTTTGAGGAGAAGGAAGATTAACAATGTGCTCCGATAGCTCAGTCCGGTTAGAGTGGGTGTCTTATACGCATCTGGTCGATGGTTCAAATCCATCTCGGAGTACCAATTTATTAAAGAGCCACTATAGCTCAATGGCAGAGCAGTTGTCTTGTAAACAACAGGTTTTCGGTTCAAATCCGAATGGTGGCTCCACAACAAATAATAACAAGG